ACAATAGAACCACCTATAACCGGTATACCTCAAAATACTACATTACAACCTTCAATATCTAAATTAACAATAGAACCACCTATAACCGGTATACCTCAAAATACTACATTACAACCTTCAACATCTAACTTACCACTTAAAACAAAACCACATATAACTTATATACAAAATTCTTCCTCCCAACTTTCAACTTCTTCTAAATTAAGAAATCCTAACTCAAAACCAATAACTCCAAAATTAAGAAAACCTAACTCAAAACCAATAACTCCTAAATTAAGAAAACCTAACTCAAAATCAATAACTCCTAAATTAAGAAAACCTAACTCAAAATCAATAACTCCTAAATTAAGAAAACCTAAATCAAAACCAATAACTCCTAAATTAAGAAAATCTAAATCAAAATCAATAACTCCTAAATTAAGAAAACCTAAATCAAAATCAATAACTCCTAAATTAAGAAAATCTAATTTAGTAAATTTTAAATCTAATTCTAAAAAAAATAAATTTCATAATAATTCATGGAATACAAAATATAAAAATAAATATTTGATAGATTTAAATTATTATACTAAATATATAAAATATAAAATAAAATATTTGCATCTTTGCACAAACACCATCAACATTTTAAATTATAAGAAAACTTAAGTGTAAAAAATTAATTATATACTATTGTATAGTAAAAATTAAATATCATCTGTTTACAAAATAAGAAGGTCTTTTTCTATATTAAATATTGATTCCGCCATATTTAATATATTATGAACTGCAATTTTATATCTGTTATGGATTACTTTGCACAGAGGCTTTATATACTAATATCAGTAATTTATTATAAAAATAAATTTTACCTTATATTTTTTGGCTTTTTATTAGATCTTTTAATAAATGTTTATAATTCATTATTACAAAAATAATATTATTTGGATATTATGAATTCATTTATTAAATATTTTGTATAGCATACATCATTAGTTTTACTTTTTTAAGTATTTATAAATAAAAGTTTTTCTTATATATTTTATAATTATATATAAAGTTTAGAGAACAATATATAATTACATTTTTATAAATTATGTAACTTTATTTATAACTAAACATATTTATTATTGCCATTTATAATTAGTGTTTATTATAATTAAACATAATTCTAACTATAATCAGATTGTGTTTTCTATATATATTTATTATTATAAGTTATATTGTTTTCTTAATTATTAAATTATTTTTGTTTATTATTAATTTTAATAAGTTAAATAAAATAATAGGGAACTTTATTAATCTCAATTATTATATTAAAATTATTAATTTATAATTTTAATATAATAATAAATAGTAAATGAAACATATGATAATAAATTTGTCCACTAATAAAAATATTAATTAATAATAAATATATATTTTGTATAATCAAATATTATAAAAATTAAATAATGTTAATAAAGTTCTTAATATTTTTTATATTATTTAATAATACATAAATAAACTTATTTTTTTTAGGATATTATTTTAAATAAAATTTTAATAAACGTATATTCAAAATAATATATTTTTATAACTTAATATAAATTAGTTTATCTTATAAAATAGATATGTAATTACTATAATTAATATACTAGAATAAATTTTTTAATATATCTTTTATACAAAAATAATATTGTTAGAATAATATTTTTATAATTTAAATAAAGATAACATGGTTCACATAAAATTTTATTTTTTAGTTTATATTTTTATGTTTCTATAATTTTAGGAAGTTTCATATTTTTTTTATGAAATGTTTTTAATTGTTCAGTTGTTAATTCTAGTTGTTCTTCTAATTCTTTTTTTTTAATATTCATTTTATTAATTTGTTCTTCATATGTGTCAATATTATATTGTAATTTAGTTTTTTCTTCTTCTGTTATGTCTATTTGATTAATTTTATTTTGTAAATCATTAATATTATCATTTATAGTTGAAATATTATCTAATACATTCTGTCGTACTAATTCATTTTTACGTTGTTCATGAAATATTTTAGCTTTTTCTTGATTTTCTAGATAACCTTTCATAATATTATTTAATTCTTCATTAGCATATTCACTATCTTTAATATATTTAGATTCCGGGTCTGGATCATAAGCTAACCATTTACCACTTTCTCCAACAAAAACATTAAAATATGGATCAATACTTTGTAATTTTTTAGCATGATCACACGCTTTTTCATATGTTTCAAAACATCCTCTTACTTTAATACCACATAATGTTTTTTTATTTTCATGATCACTTAAAAACGAAATACATAAAAATTTTTGATCAACTGGTATTAATGCATCTTCTGATAAATAATCTACTTTTTTCATATAATATAATATATATTATTATCTTTAAATATATTAATATATTAATATATTTATGATATTAGACATGTTTTTTATTCATACATCATAATACTATTATTATATTTATGAAATAATAATTAAATTTATTTATTCATTTATATATTATCAAAGTTAATATATTTAAATTTGTTGATAACATCTGAAAAATATAGTTCCATAATATCTAAAATTAGATTTATTATATATAAATATACTATGCAGTAATATTATTAGATATATTATTTTTACCATATATAATTTAAATATTTTAGTAACAATTATTAACCAAGTATCCACACAAAATACTAATGAAGGCAAACCATGTAAAAATAATTATAAATTTTATATAAATAAATTATATAATGATACCTATAAAAGTTTATTATTGATGATAATAATTATTTAAGTTAGAACTTTATTTATTTTAAATTATGAAGTTAATAATATTATACCAAATATAAAAATAAATATGTGAATATTTTATTAAACAATTACGTAAATATAATATTTAAAAAGTAATATTTATTAGATAATAATATTATAAAAATACAATTTAAAAATACAATTTAAAAATAATTATTATCAATAGTATTATCTTTGGTAGTAAGTTTTTTTATAGATAATTTATAAAAATAAGTTATATTAAATTTATAATTATTTTTACATAATTTACCTTAATTAGTATTTCATATAGACACATGATTCATAATTGTTAATATTAATTATTATCTATTATAATTTTTTATTGAATAATTTTGTAAATAAATATTATATATATATTTAAATCAAAATAATAATTTTATTATATAAAAATATTACTTATTTTTATAAGTTTTATAACATTTTTGTAAAAATAGTAAATAAATTTTAAAAATAATCTTAGTTCCTATAATTATTATTATAATATTATTAAAATATTATATAATTTATCTGAAAACAACAATAATTATCAAAATAAATAAAATATCTTATAATTAATAATGCTAGTATTAATATTATTTATAATATGTATAATAATATGCATAAGTTGTAATAATTATGAAAAATTTGAGGATATATATAATTATAAATATTCCGATGATTTTAAAAATATGTTTATACAACCAACTATATGGTTAGGTTATCAGGATTTTGACGGAGTTGGAAAAATACAAAAATTATATATAAATAATTATGATAATCCAATTTAATTATTTTTAATAAATAGATCCTATAAAATAACATCATATGCTTTCTATATATATTTATTATTATAAGTTATAATTAACGCCTTATTATTTTTGTTTTCAAAGAAATTATAAAAATATTATAACAATTAGAATTATTCTGACAAAATATAGCCTTATTTATTTTATTATATAAAGGAACATAGTTTATTCTTATATAATTTATATATGGGCGTTTTATTATAATTTTATTTAAAAATTATAGATTAAAAATTATTGTTATTTTCAGAAAAATTAAACTAAACTACGTTCCGTTCCAAAATAATTTTTTAAACCATAACTTAAAATATTTGGAATGGAATGTAGTTTATTTTATTTTTTTTTTAATTTTTATAATTTATCAAATGATAATATATATAAATTAATACCAAAGTATTATATATTGATTCTAAATAAGTATATTAATATCCTTAAATTAATGGAAAATAATATAAATTCCTATTTAAAACCCAAAATTGTTATGGATAACAATGACACCATAGAACAATCCGGGATACAAGAAATATACAAACGCTATAATAATTATAATGATTATAACAATAAAAATCCAACAGATGAATATCAAATAAAAAAATGAACTGATGAAGTTAAATTAATAGAACCACACACAAAGACCTCTTTACACCATATCCTATACTTTTATCTATGTTTAGATATAGTGAATCTCTATATAAATAATGAATAATGCGCATTATTATTATCTATTATAACACTTATTTAATAGATTTTGAAACTTCTTTTACATTGTGTATTTTTTATTTTATTATTGTGATTTTTGGATATCCAAAATAATGGTTACTGGAAAAGTTATTAAATCCCTTAAAATATTTAATAAATAAATAATTAAGACGTAATTATTTATTTATTAAATATTTTAAGCTATATAGTTTATAAAAAAATTATTATATTGAGATCTTCTATTGTTTATATTTATATTTATTTAGTAAAGCTTTGCTTGAATATTATAAGACTGATGAAAAATTATATGGAACACATTTATTCATTTTATATTTAATTTATTAATATAATTTTAAAAATATTATATCTACTAATTTATTTAATATGTTAGGTCATCACGATATATTCAAAAATAATAATAAATATTTTAAGTTAAAAAAATCTAATCTATTATAAGGGAAGGACGCTGAGCTTTATTGCATTTTTTATAAACTAAGCTGCCGCTATATGAGTAAAACCATAATAATTTTGTATTGTTTTATCATTAATAATAATTATACATTTATTTGTGTTTTTATAATTTCACTTAAAATAAATAATATGTATCTTAGTTATGTATCTTAGTTATTTAACTTTTTAATAAAGTTATAATAAATATGTTCATTTTTAAAAAAAACTGAAAATAAACATATCTTTATATAAATAAGGTTATATTTTATATAATATTACTAAGTAATTATAAATATTTTTAGATTATATTATTTTCAGATAATATAATTTTAATTTTATGACATGGTAAAAATCCGGCTATTTTATAAATTTTAAATAAATATTTATTACCAATTTGTAAATTTTGTATTTTATTTATATCATTTTTATTAATTATATTAATAAATTTATAATTCCAAAGTTCAACTCGTTGAAATCCTATTTCTTTAAAATATACTGTTAATTTTATAGATTTATTTTGTTTTATGTTTTTATTCCAATTATTTTTATAAATCCATCCATATAATTCTTGTTCATTCTCTAATTTTTCTATTAATGATAATAATTTTATATTATTATGATATTTTTTTGTTAATTTATCTAATCTATTAATATCATCTATATTTATATTTAAATCATTATAATTTATATTATATGTTATACACCAATGATTTATAGTATCCATTATTCTTCTAATTGGTGATGTCATATGTATATAATCAAATTTATCTAATATTTCATGATAATTATCATCTAACGAATAATAAGCACTATTTGATAATTTATTTAAAAATATATTTTTAATATCATTATCATCATCAATATCAATAATTTCTATTAATGATTTTTTAATTACCCTTTTGGGTAAATTTAAATTAGAAAATATATTACCTATATAATTATTTGATTTTATCATCCAATAACTAACCATTTCATGAGTATCATTAATTAGTTCTAATTTATTTGTTAATATATATAAATCATTACAAAATTGTAAACACTCTTCATAATTAGTTTGTATTTTATTTATAATTTTAGCAGGAAAATGATCTACTTTTTCTAATTCTAAATTTATATTATAATAATAAAATATAGCATAAACAGGTCTTAATATATTTGGGTATAAACTTGAATTTGATGTTATTTCATCACCCCATAAATTATTATTTTTTGCATAGGGTTCATTATATAATGTTGAAAATGTTTTTTTACTATATTCTTCTATTATTTCTAATGATAAATAATATATTGGTTGAGCAATATATATACCAATTATATAATAATATTCATTTTTTTCATATGATATAGCATCATCTATATCATTACAATTATAAGGATCTATTGAAAGTATATTTTTATTGATTAATATTCTATTTATATTATTTTCTAATGAGTTTATTATTGATATTAATCTTTGATTTTTTTTGAAAATATTATAAATATATTGTAATGTTTTAATTAAATTATCTTCATTCATTAAACCTATAATATCTATTATGGTACCTTCCTTATCATTTATTGGCTTAAATATTATTATTAATTTTCCTTTTAATTTTCCATTATAAGAAATTAAATAATATTGTTGATCATTATTATATGTATATACTTTATATATTATTCCATTTGTTTTTTTTCTTCCAAAAATTACTTGCTGTGATGTTGAAAATGTTCCTACCAAATAGTTATTTGTATTTTTAATATTGTTCATAGTTATAATAAATATATTTTATATATTTTTAATATATAAAATATATTTTAATATAATATTATTAGAAACACATACAGTTATATCTTTTATTTTGTTCATATGTTTTTAATTCAAATATTAATAATTTTAATGAAGATTCTATTACTACTTTTATAATATAAGTATCCTCATTACGTAAAGGAACTAATACAATAGATGTGTCAATTATAAATTTTATAATATTAATTAAATTAATATTTTTTATATCATTTTTAAGAACATCTTTTTTTAATAAAGAAGCAATACATAATATAATATTTGGTAATTCATAATATTTAATTTTATTATTAATATTAATTTGTCGTATTTGTAATTCTATATAATCAAATATTTGAGGTGATATTTGGATTAATAAATTAAGATAATTTATATCTTCCAAAGTTAAATTAATTGTAAAATCATAAATATGTAATTTATCAATTATTATATTAGTTAATTTTATACTCATTTATAATTATAATATAATATATTATAATTATATGTTAAATAAAATTATAATTGATAAATTTACTATGTTATTATATAATATATCTAAAATAAATCAAAAAGATTTTTATAGATATAAAAATATTAAAAATGCATTAAATATTATTAAAAAACTACCTTATAACATAAATTTAACTAATGTAGAAGAATTATATAATATAACAGGAATAGGTAAAGGAACTATTAATAGAATTATTGAAATATTAAAAACAGGTGATTTAGAAGAATTAAATATATATTCACAATATGAAGATAAATTATTTAATAAATTAATTAAAATAATAGGAATAGGAAAAAATAAAGCATTAGAATTAATTAATTATGGTATTACATCTATATCAGATTTAAAAAAACAAATAAAAGAAAATAAAATTAAAGTATCTAGAATAATATTATTAGGATTAAAATATTATAATAAATGTGTAGGATCTATTCCAAGAAATGAAATAACTGAAATAAAAAAAATGATAGATTATATAATTATTGAAATAAATAAATATTATAAATTAAATAATGATAATAAATATATCTTTGAAATATGCGGATCATATAGACGTAATCAAGAAACATCCGGAGATATAGATATATTAATTAGTAAAAAAAATGAAACTATCAATCACAACCATTTAATTAATTTTGTTACTATATTAAAATTACCTATTAAATTGAACAATAATAAACCATTTATAATAGATGATATAACTAATCAAAATTTTAAAACTAAATATATGGGATTTTGTAAATTTAAAGATAATTATATTAGACGGGTAGATATTAGATTTGTACCTTGGGACTCTTATTATACTGCTTTATTATATTTTACTGGTTCAGCAAATACAAATAAAATAATGAGAATGAAAGCTAAAAAAATGGGTTATTTATTATCTGAATATTCTTTAGTTCATAATAATAATAATAATAAATATATTATTAATTCTGAAAAAGATATATTTGATATATTAAATTTAGAATATATAGAACCTAAATATAGATAACTATATATAATAGATTATTATATCAGTTTAATATAATTATTATTATTTAATCAAGTATAAGACTGAGTAATACTTAGGCTTATTCATTTTAATATAAAATTATAATCTTTTGGAACTCAGTTTAATTTATAAAAAAATATTTATAAATAAATTTTTAGAACTTTATTAAGTTCATTTATTTTATACATAAACAAAGTTTTATTATTATAAATTAAATGAGATTAATATTTTATTATAAAATGAATTTGGATACTGTTTCATCTAACTAATAATAATAATAATATATGAAAACTTTATTTATTTAGCAAGAAATTTATTGATATTGTTTATTTTAGAAATTTCATTTTTATGAATTAAATAAGATTATAATTTTATACTAAAATGAATAAGCCTATATTTTTTAGACTAATTATATTATTCAAATAAAAATACTTTTTTAAACCATAAATTAAAATATTTTGGAACGCACAGTTTAATTTATTTGAATATGAGAATAAAATATTTTATAATTTTTTACACATTTGGAGATTTAAAACGCCTATTTTTATAAAGAATATTATTTTAATCATTATAATTTTTAAATCTTTTACTTGATTTTCTGGATGTTTTTTTTATATATACATCATCTCTTTTATATGATTTTATTATTGTTATTTTCAGATAAATTAAACTGCATTCCAAAATAATTTTTTAAATCATAAATTAAAATATTTTAGAACGGAACGTAGTTTATTTTATTTTTTTTTAAATTTGTATAATTTTTCTGATGATGCAATAATTTAAGATTTACAAATTATTTTATAGTTTCTCTGAAAATAACAATAAATATAAATTTTCATTAGGGTTGGTTTAATAAAATAATAATAATAAAATAAAAAATTGATAAATCAATTTTTTATTTTTTCATTTTAAATATAATTTTTACCGTAGCCATTTTGGCTCAAGAAGTTCTGTTATTAGATATTATTTTATAATGGTAGAGTTAATAAATACTCTTCATAAATGTCCTATTTGTCGTCAGATAAGTCATATTTCACTTATACCTTCTATAAATTTACCTATATTTAATGATGACGATGAATGTATTATATGTAATAATAATATACTTACACAATATAATAATGAATGGATATATTTTAATTTATGTAATCATCGTATTTGTTCTCATTGTATTATGCAAATGATATACCATTCAACCAATAATAATAATGATAATAATGATAATGATAATAATGATAATGGACTAATTGAAAATCATAATAACAATAATATTAATAATAATAGTGAACTAATAGAACATACCAATAATAATAATGATAATAATAATAATGATAATAATAATAATGATAATAATAATAATGGACTAATTGAACATCGTGATAACAATAATATTAATAATAATATTATTTATAATAATATTTATATTTATATTAATAGTGAACCGCCAGAAATTAATAATAATTATAATAATAATAATAATTTTATTAATAATGATGTAAATGTTTATAATTATATGTTATAATTATTATTTATTACAATCTTATTGAAAATAAAACTTATACTTCCTATATATGTTTATTATAAATTATTATTACTTTTTGTATTACACAAATTAGCAATTTTAATGAAAATTTTAATTATTTAAATTATTATTAATTTTAATAATAATTTAAATAATTAAATGGGAACTTCAAATATTTAAATTATTAGTTTTTAATAAAGTTATAATAAATATATTTATTTTTTAATTATTAAATTTTAATAATTAAAACATATGATAATAAACAGTAAACTAAACAAGATAATATACAGGTCCCTTAAAGAAAATAATAAATAATTATTAGGAATATTTATTTTGTATTGAATAATATTTAAAATAATATAATTATATTTTTATTTAACTAATATATATATGACTTATACTGCTTACAGAGATTATAAAAACGAAGGTATAACTATAAATGATTCTATTCAATTAGAAATCTACAATTATCAACATACCCGCCATCAAACGATTCTACTGATTCTTCCTGTAATTCTAAGTGTTTATCTATATCTACAATAAAACCTTTATTATCATCAAATCAAATAGGATCCAGTTGTATAGATAATTATGAATTATTTACTCAAATACCAGAATCAAATCAAACATCTGCATCAACAACAATATCAGAATTAATTAATTCTTTACTATTTCAAACACAATCTTTATTATCAAATCAAATACCTGTATGAACATCAAAAATATCAGAATCAACTAATCCATCAATATATCCAACACAACCTGTATTATTATCTACATCAGTATTAACATCTGAAAAGTCTAAATCAACAGGATCCCCCCAATATCTACAATTATATCACAATCTGTTTTATCAAATAATACATCAGGTTAGCACAATTAAAAATTATTAATCAGACACTTTAAAAATAACTGAACGTATACAACTTGAATATTCAAATACTAAATATAACGATATTTTAAGTCAAACTAATAATAATATAAACATTAAATAAAATACAACTGTAAATTATTTATAAAGATATATTTAAATTAATGAAAAAGTAAGTTTAATAAATGATATTAATCAAAGTATAATTGTAATTTTTTAATAAATTAATAAAAAATGATATATAAATATATTAGTAAATATATTTATATATTATATATGGATGAAACAACAGAAAGCACGCAACAGATAATATATGAACAAATAACACAAAAAATACAAAATATTTTAATTAATAAACAAATGATGGAAATAAAAGAAGAAGATATAAATATAAATGATAATATATATATTATATTTATGTCATATAGTCAAAAGTATATATATTCCTTATATCCGAAATATGGAACTGTTATGTCTATTGATAATAATAATATAATAATAAAAAATATAAATAATGAAAATGAAAATATATTACACGATAATATTTCTTATTTTGGTGATTCATTAGGATATGAATATACTATTTATAAAATTATATAATTTTTTTATCATAACATAATAAGTTTATTATTATGATTTATATATTTTATTATTTATCAAAAAATAAATATTTATATATTACACTAACAGAATTATTAATAATTTTAATAAAGTAATAATATAAATATGTTTATAATATATGTATAGATTATTTTTTATATCTATGTATAATCTTAAAAATAAATATACATGTATATATTGTAATTAAAATATTTAATATATTTTTTCTAAAATATTTTTGAACGTAGTTTAATTTGTTTAAAATTTTCATAATTTATCTAAATATAGCATTGTATATTATTTTTAATGGACATGTTTATTATAACCTTATTAAAAATAATAATTGAAGTTCCTATAAATAAATCGTGTTTCTTATAATGTTTATTATTATAATTACTGCCATCTTGATTATTATTGTTATTTTCAGATAAATTAATAATATATTTTTTCTGAATTTTTTGGTTATTATTAGTTTTAATAATAATTATTTTAAATTATTAATTTTAAATTTTTAATTTTTAATTTTTAATTTTTAAATAAACTTATAATAAACAGAAAATAAAACATATTATAATAAACAGGCCTAATAATAAAATTTAAATATTTACATTTTATTATTAATATTATATATAAATATATATATATATATATAATATGGAATATTCTGCTTCTGGTAATTATTATTTAAGAGAACATATGATACCAAATGTACAAGTATCCAATCAACAAACGCAAGTTATACCTGCCTCTAGTCAATCAACAGGCACAATAACAACACAATCAACAGACACCACAATAAATTTGCTTGCAGACAGTTTACGACTAATTATAAAAGATCCTAATAATAATATACTGGTAACACAATTTATGAATTTTGCTAATTTAATTGCAGACATGTTTAAAATGTTATTAAAACAGCCAAAAAATAAAAATATATTAAATGCAATAGATAAACATATGAAAAATTTAGCTTTAGAACTTAATTCTATTGCGCGTAATCTATAATAATTTATTATTATTTTATAAATTATTTACTACTTTATTAATAGATATGTTTATCGTCATCTGTTTTTTTTACTGTTTATTATTAAATTATTTAAAAATTAAAAATTAATAATTATTATTTATTGAAAATTAAAAACTAATAATTTAATAGTCTAAAGAAAATGTATCCTTATTCAATTTATTATAACATCATAATCTTATTTAATTTATAAAAAATGTGGAACTTCGTTAGTTATAACATAAATAAAATTAACAAAGTTATCAATATTTCCGCCGAATAAATGGAGTTCTTTATTTTGTTATTATTATGATAAATAATTATTCTATTCAATTTATTATACATGATAATCTTATTTTATTCATGAAAATAAACGAAGTTAACAAAGTTCCCATTTATAAAATAAATGAACTTAATAAAATTATAAAAGTGTTTGACAAATAATTAAAGTTTATTTTATAAATGGGAACTTCGTTAACTTCATTTATTTATATAAATTAAACTGCGTTCTAAAAGATTCTTATTTTATAATAAATTGAATAAGGATAATTTTTCCTTAGACTATAAATATCTGAGGTTTCTATTATTTTATTTAAATTAGTTTAAATAATTAAAGTTATTATTAAACTTAATAATTTGTATAATATGAAAATTATTAATGGCGTGTTTATTATAACCTTATTGAAAATCATAAACAAAGTTCCCATAAATAAATTAGGCTTTATATATGTTTATTATTATAATTTATCATTAATGTTTTCTTATTTAATTATTAATGTATGAGAACATTTATTACACAAATTATTATGTTTAATAATAACTTTAATTATTTTATTTAAATTATTAAAACTAATAATTTAAATAAAATAATGATAACCTTAGTCATTTAAATTATTAATTTTTAATTTTTATTAAAGTGATAATAAATGAACATTTCTTTCATACATTTTATAATTTTTAATTTTTAAATTTACTGATAAAAAACAGTAAATAAAAATTATAATAATAAACATGTTCGTATGTTTTATTTTTAATAAATGTATATTATATACATATGATAACAAAAATATCCAGTATAATATATATTTATAAATTATAATAATTAATTTATTTATTATCGTATATTATTGTTTATTATAATCTTATTAAAAATAAACCTAATACGCGCTTCTATATATATTTAATATTATAGTTATGATTATTGTTTTTTATTGTTATTTTTTATATTATATAAATTAGTAGTTTTAATAATAACTTTAATTATTTAAAATTTAAATAAAATAATAGAAACCACAATTATATTATTTAAATTATTAGTTTATAATTTTCAATAAAGTGAAATATGTTCATTTTTTAACTATTAAATTTTAAACTGCTTATAAACAATAAACTAAACATATGATAATAACCTATCAATTAAAATAAATAAATAATTATTACATATATTAATTTTGTTATTAAAAATATTATAATTATATTATTTTTTAACTAATATATATATATATATATATATATGGCTTATACTGCTTTTGGAGATTATAAGGTTGAAGGTATAATTGTAAATGATTCTATTCAATTAGTTAGAAATACACAATTATCAACACACCTACACCCAAAAAATGATACAGATGTTACGCCTAAGTGCTTTTTTATATCTACAATGGAACCATCAATTTTATTAAATCAAAAAGAACCAATAGATATGAATAATTATGAATTATTCACTCAAATACCATTATCAAATCAAATACCTGTATCAGCATCAACTAAGTCCCCAATATTCCCAACACAAACATTATCAAATCAAATACCTGTATCAGCATCAACTAGTTCCCCAACACAAACATTATCAAATCAAATACCTGTATCAGCATCAACTAGTTCCCCAACACAAACATTATCAAATCAAATACCTGTATCAGCATCAACTAGTTCCCCAACACAAACATTATCAAATCAA